CTACGATATCCCCGACAAGCTCATGTACACGAAGGGCAAGGGATACGACGAAGTGGCGAAGTATTTCCCCGACACGCTCGCGCATCATCCGGCAAAGGAAGCGGCTTAATCGCCGCGCCTATCGCTCGCACTTCACATCGCCACAAAAAGGACAATCCGCAATGGCCTCTCTCGATATGGACTTCAATACCGCTGACGTGCCGGAGGATGATCGCAAGTTCGATCTCTTCCCAGTCGCCGACTACGACTTGCAAGTGATCGCCTCCGAAAGGAAGCCGACGAAGGCGAACAACGGCGACGAATTTCTTGAACTGACAATCGAGGTTATCACCGGACCGCTTGAGAAGCGCCGGATTTGGGATCGCCTCAACATCCGCAACAGCAACGCCGATGCGCAGCGCATCGGACAGCGAGCGCTCGCTGATCTGTGTCTAGCTCTCGGGATCGTGACGCTTCGCGACACGGAGGAGCTGCACTTCAAGCCGTTTGTCGGCCGCATCGGGCAGCGCAAGAACAAGCAATCCGGCGATATCGAAAACACCATTCGCTACCGTCCACGCGGCAACCAGCCGCCGGCCAACAAGCCGGCATCGGTGGCCGGCAATGGCGCCAGCGTCGGCGCGGCATCGTCCGGTGCGGCACAGCCGCAGCAGCAGACGCAACAGCGCGTTGCTGCCGGCGGCGGCGCCTCTCGCCCCTGGAAGCGTTGACGTAGCGGGGCGGCCGGGATCCAGGCGCGAACCGGCCCGGCCGCCCAACCCCATCCCCTGACGAGCCCTCAACCGTCAAAGAACGGAACGAATAGCCATGCCTCAATTGCCGGAGCCGATCAACCACACCGTCGCCGCGATTTATGCCGCAATCGAGGCAAGGGCCTACATGGGCGACAGTCGCGGCGTTCCAATGTCTGATGCCGTCAATCCGTGCGACCGCGCGACGTGGTATCGGCTCCGATGGGCCGCACCGACCGAAAGGGTTGACGGGCAGAAAGAGAGTAAATTCGAAACCGGGCGCCGTTGGGAAACGCGGTTGCTCGATGATCTGGAAGCGGCCGGCGTCGTTGTTGAGCGGATCGATCCTGCGACCGGGAAGCAATTTACCGCAGAACTGGCGAACGGCTGGCTTCGCGGCAAGCTCGACGGGCGCGGGCTCAACATCCCCGAAGCGCCGAAAACCGTTCACGTCATCGAAGCGAAGAGCCATTCGGAAAAGAGCTTCAAGGAACTTGTGAAGCACAATCCGCTGACGGGCGGCGAGGGCTTGAAAAAATCGAAGCTTGAGCACTACGCGCAATGCCAAAGCTACATGCATTGCCAAGGTGTCACGCGCTGCCTCTACATCGCAGTCAACAAAAACACTGACGAACGCTACGCGGAGCGCGTCGAATACGATGCAACGTTTGTGATCACAATGGAAGCGCGCATCACGCGTCTTGCGAGCACGGACGTTGCGCCGCCGCGCCTCTTTGATGATCCAAAGAGCAAGGGCGCCTTCGCGTGCGCGTGGTGCACGGCCTTCGCGCAGTGCCACGAACAGGCCTTCGCTCGCGTGAACTGCCGGACGTGCTTGCACGCTTCGCTTGAAGATGGCGCCAACGTTCGATGCACAAAGAGCGGCGAGCTTCGCGAATACAAGCAACAGCAAAGTGGCTGCTCTGATCATCGTTACCTTCCCTCAATCGTGCCTGGAGAGCAGATCGACGTGCAAGGCGATCTAATTGTTTATCGGCTCAAGGATGGATCGCTATGGCGCGACGGAAACGGCGACAGCAAAGCCGCCTGAAGCAATTCCCGCAACGGGTGCTTCGCGTGCTCGCTGCGGTGAACAAGAAAGGGCAGGTGCTTGTGCGCGAGCACAGGCGCAATCGCAACGGCGATTCTGAAGAGGTTTTCCATTTCGAGCCTAGCGGGCACCATTGCCCGCCGGCATCGGCCCGCGAGGCTATCGCGTCGGGTTTGCTTCATCCGCGCGGCGATGGGCTCTTCGGCTTCGACACTTCGCAATCATGGGGAAAGAAACGCAATGCTTGAGCTTCGTCCGTATCAGCGCGAGGCAATAGACGCGCTCTATGCGCACTGGGCCGCCGGAAAAGGCAACGGCTTGATTGTTCTGCCGACTGGCGCCGGCAAAAGCTTGGTGCTCGCGAAAATCTGCGAAGAGCTGTTGCGCGACTATCCGACGATGCGCATTGGCATCGTTACGCACGTCAAAGAACTGATCGCGCAAAACTTCCAAGAATTGCTTCGCCTGTGGCCGCAGGCCGGCGGATTCGCCGGCATCTACTCGGCCGGCGTCGGCCGCCGGGATACGCGGTCGAAGATCCTTTTTTGCGGCATTCAGAGCGTTTGGAACAAGGTCAATCTGCTCGGCGACTTCGATTTGTTGCTGGTGGACGAAGCACACTTGATCCCGCGCAACAGCGAGACGACCTACGGCCGGTTTATCGAGAGCTTGCAAGAGCGCGTGCCGGACATGCGCGTTGCGGGCCTCACGGCGACGCCGTACCGCCTGGATAGCGGCCGGCTTGATCGCGGGGAAGGGCGCATATTCGAAAGCGTCGTGTATGACGCCAACGTGGGCGATCTAATTGAGCAAGGCTATTTGTCGCCGCTGATCTCAAAGGCCACACTTCAGAAACTCGACGTGTCCGGCGTGAAGAAGAGCGGCGGCGATTTTGTCGGCAAAGCGTTAGAGGTTGCGGTTGATCAAGATTGGATCACGCGCGGCGCCGTCAAAGAGATTGCGGAGTATGGCGCCAGCCGGCGCGCATGGCTCGCGTTCTGTTCTGGCGTCGGCCATTCGGAGCATGTGCGCGACGCGATCCGCGAGGCCGGCTTTACGAGTGAGAGCGTGACAGGCGACACGCCGAAGGGCGAGCGCGACAGCATCATTCGCCGGTTCCGCGAAGGTCATATCCGCTGCCTTACATCAGTGGGCGTGCTCGGCACGGGTTTTAACGTGCCGCACGTTGATCTTGTGGCGTTGCTGCGGCCGACGCAATCGGCCGGCCTCTACGTGCAGCAGGTCGGCCGCGCGCTCCGGAAGGCGCCGGGCAAGGACGATGCAATCGTTCTTGACTTCGCTGGCAACGTGAAGCGTCACGGGCCTATCGATTGCGTCACAACGAAGTCAGCGACCGCGAAGAAAGGCAAGAGCGACGAAGAGGCCGAAGCTCGCGCGAAAGAGTGTCCGCAGTGTCGCGAGCTAGTCGCGCTCGCCGCGCGCACTTGCAAATTCTGCGGCCACGAATGGCCGATCGATGACACGCCGACACACGACGCGACGGCCGACGCGACCTCCGTCATTGTCGCGCGCACGGCGGAGCCGACTTGGACGCCGGTTGATCAGATGCGGTTATATCTGCACGAAAAGCACGGTTCGCCGGCAAGTGTGCGCGTCGAATACAGGTGCGGCTTCGTCATCTACAAGGAATGGCTCGGGTTCGAACACAGCGGAATGATGCGACAGAAAGCCGAAGCATTCTGGACGCGCGCTGCCTTCACAGCAATTCCGCGCACAGCCACCGAAGCGATAAAGCGAGCCGCAGAGTGTCGCACGCCTAGCGCGATCCAAGTCCGACCAAACGGGAAGTATTTTGACATCGTTGGGCGCAAGTTTGGCCGGTTTCAAGGTAGCGAAGGCGTCGGCCCTCCGCCTTGGGAGGTGGCCGTATGAGCGCGCATCGCATCGTGGCGTTTCTCGCCTTGCTCTTACTGACGTCGGCGTTCGTGCGCGGCGTGAAGGTCTATCGCGACATGAAGAGTGGCGCGCTTGATCTCGACAACATCATAGCTTGCCGCTTCGGATTGTCGTCCGGCGGCATGTTCCTAATCATCGCATCGGCGCTCCCGTGAATGACGACACTCGCAAAAAGAACGCGGCGCGCGAACGCGAGCGAAAGCGCCGCCTCAAGGGCGATCCTGAATTTGAGCGGAAGCGGAAAGCGAACATGGTTCGCCAGAACAAGCGGCGGCGCAGTGATCCCGCGATCCTTGAGAGGGAGCGCGCGGCGAACCGGCTCCGAATGGCGGAAATGCGCAAAGACCCGGAGTATCGCGAGCGGTCGAAAGCGTACTCGCGCGACTACTACCAAAAGAAAAAGCTAGACGCGGAATACGAACGGTTTTTGAAGACATGGGGCGGCGATGACGAAGAGAGTGAACAACCCTGAAGCCTGCATCTGTTGCGGCCGGCGCGCCGATGGGATCGCGGTCGGCCGGCCCGGCAAGCTTGGATGGTACTGCCACGAATGCGGCCCGGAACTGGCAAGGATAGCGCTACACATGCTTACGCGCGATTGGGATGCAATCGAAAAAAGGGCAGCCGAAGGCATCGCGGCGCAGATCGGCGGCGATCTCGAAACGGTGCCGGCGACAGAGCTTCCGGCGTTCGTGTTGTGGGTAGTCGCTCAATTCAGCGAGAGCATGCGCAAGCAAATCGAGACCGGCGAAGCGCCTTTCTGATAGATGCAAGACAATTTGGAAGTAGCCTTGGAGCTTGCTCGCGCGGGGGCCTATGTGTTCCCGTGTCAGTCCGAAGGTGCGCACAAGAAGCAACCAGGCAAAGGCGTCTACTGGCGGAGCGTTTCGACGCGCGACGAACGCGAAATCCGCGCGCTTTGGTATCGCTACCCTGATGCCGTGCCAGGTATCGATCTCGCGAAGTCGGGATGGTTCGTCGTCGATTGCGACCGGAAGCTTAACAACGGGCTTGAGTGGTTCACGGCCTACGCCGCTCGCTTCGATGAGGCGCTAGACGCGTGCCCGGTTGTCGATACGCCCTCGGGCGGCCGGCATCATTACTTTCGCAACACGCTCAATCCGCCGCAAACCAATGCGCGCGGCGCGCTGCCTTCGAAGAAGGAGGCGGACATTGACTTGCGTGGACACGGGGGCTTCGTCATTGGCCCCGGCGCAACGTTTACAGACGGCTCCGGGACGTACACGGCGCACGGGTTTATAGGCGATGCGCAAGACCCGCCGGATTGGCTGATAGAGCTTCTACGGCCGGCGGCACCGTCTGCAACGGCCTCCGCGCCGATCTCCGTGACAGTGCAGCCGGAGCGCGTGAGCGACGAACGGCTAGCCGCCTATGGCGAAGCTGCCTTGGAAGAGCTTCTAAGGGAGCTTGCCGCCGCACAGCACGGTGAGCGCAACGAGACGGCCAACCGGATCGGCTTCCGCGTCGGCCAGCTTGTCAGCGGCGGCTGTCTTACGCGCATCTCCGCGCTTGCCGCGTTGGAGCAAGCCGCGCTGGCCGCGTGGGGCGTCAATCCGCGAGATCGGACGTTCGGCCCGCGCGGCACCTTTGCGCGGGCTCTGAAGGCCGGCGAGGGCAGCCCAAGCGGCCCCGACGATACACCGGGGCAACCCGTTGACATCCAATTGGCGGGTTCCGCACCGCCAACAAACGTCATTCCGTTCCCGACGCCTCACGCGCCGATTGCGTCGGCCGACACGGAGTTGCCGGAGCACCTAACGAACGTGCCTGGCCTTGTCGGCGATATCACGGATTGGATCGCGGACACGGCCCGATATCCGCAGCGCGCGCTCGCGCTCGGTGCCGCTCTAACCATCGTCGGCACTGCCGCCGGCCGACACGTCGCCGGGCCGACGCGATCAGGGACGCACCTTTACGTGATCGGGCTCGCGAAGTCGGGCGCCGGCAAGGATCACGCGCTTAGCTGTATCTCAACCATCATGACCGCCGCGGGGCTACGCGAGCACGTCGGCCCGCGCGAGTTCATCAGCATGCCGGCTGCGATCAACTTCCTTGTGCGAAAGCCGCTGTCTGTTTGCGCGATGGATGAATTTGGCGCCTTCCTGAAACGCATCAACAACAAGCGTGCGAGCGGCTTCGAAGGCGCGATCTCCGGCATTCTGCGAACGGCATGGGGCGCTAGCTTCGCCGCCATGTCTACGCCGGAATGGGCGCAGCGCGCCTCAGAGACGATCTATAGCCCGGCCATGTCAATCTATGGCGTCTCGACACCGGAAGAGTTTTACAAGGCTCTTGAGGGCGGCGACATTACCAACGGCGTTCTAAATCGCTTCCTGATCATCGAAACCAAGATCAGGCCCAAAGAGCGCGAGCCGTTGGCTGATCCCGGCGAAGTGCCGGCCGATATCGGAAGCGGTCTAAAGCGCATCTATAACCGAAACCCCATTGCGTGCGCTCAACTGTGTCAGTCGCAGCAACCGCCGGCATATGATCGCGTGACGATCACGGCAGAAGCGGAGCGAGTGCGAAGGGAACTTGTCGCGGAGCTTACCGCGCGCGGCGACGCCGACGCGAGCGTTGCGCCGTTCCTGGCCCGCACTGCGGAAAATGCAATTCGCCTCGCAACCATCGTTGCCATTGGTGCCAACGCTATCCGGCCGGAGATCGACGTCGAAACGATGCATTGGGCGCGAGAGTTTGCCGTGTGGTGTACGGATCGCCTCGCCGAGGGGGCCGGCCTCTACATCGCCGACACTGAAGAGCAGGAGCGCGCCAACGCCGTCGTGCGCGCGATCCACAAAGCCGGCGGCCGCATCAAGCGGCGCGATCTGATCCGAGCATTGGATCACAAGTATTCGACGCGCAACCTTGATGACTGTCTCCGCGCGCTGAAGGAAAGCGAGAGGGTTGCACAGAACAGCGAGGCGCCACCGGGCGGCGGCACCGCAACCATTTTCTATTCCGTGCTAAACAGCTGAGAGGTCGCATGCGTGACGACGAACGAAGGTTTCTAAAGGTGCCTATGCTGCGACTGTCGCACTCTTCCTGATCTTGATTGCGGCTTATGCATACGTCGCGTGGGCGTGGTCTAGCTCACCTCCGCCCGGCTGATCCCGCGCTTAATCATCGTTAGGGCGCTCCAGAGTCCGCTCATCTCCCAACAGCGGCACAAAAGCGGACGTTGCCGGAGGTCGCCGATGGGCCAACAACGGAAATGGCCGCCCGCCCGCAGCTGAGGAATTTGGCCGCCGACGCAGGCATCGCTTTCATGGGTTGACGGGCGGCGGCCTGAGATTTTCTAGCGGCGCCGTAAGGCGACAGATCAGTCCGGTTGACGCAAACGACACTTCGACGGAGCCTCCAAAATCGTCTTGCAATACCCGCGAAATGAGGCGCGAGCCAAAGCCCACCCGGGACGGTTCTGACGCAGGGGGGCCACCAAACTCCTGCCAGACGAAGACGAATTTTTGCTCACCCTCCTGATCTTCAGGTGCCCACGTAATCGATACATGCCCGCTCGCCGCAGTCAGAGCGCCATACTTCAAAGCATTGGTCGAAAGCTCGTGGATTGCCAGGGACAGAGCGAGGGCTTGCCGAGATTTGACAACAAGTGGAGGACCCGAGACCGTAAAGCGGCTTTCGCCAGTTCTATAAGGGTTAAGGGCGGTGCTAATCACATCTTGAAGTGGCGCGGCAGCCCAATTTGCTGCGGTAAGCAGGTCGTGCGCTCGTCCGAAAGCAGCAAGTCGTCCTTGATACTTTTCGAGGTCCGCTTTGCTCGACACGTCGCGAAATGTCTGAGCGGCCACGGCACCCAGCACTGTAAGCGTATTCTTGACGCGATGCTTTAGCTCCTCATTGATGAGGTTCAGCGCCTCCCTCGCCATGTGCTCGGACGTGACATCCCTGCAGACGACGAGCACGCCGCCCACTTTGTCTTCGAGATCGATTGGACCAAAGCTATACGTCCACCAAACGTCCTCGCGGCGACCATGACGCGTTACCGGTACCAATTGGTCCTCATGCCAGGTCGCCCCGTTACCTGCCATGACGTACTCGATCTGGGGGCCGATGATATCCCATATCTCGTCCCAACACTCCCGACCGCGCGCGCCCAGAGCGCTTGGATGCCTTTCTGGACCCATCGTCTCGCGATAGGCATCGTTGTAGAACTGGATAAGTTCCGGACCCCACCAAATGAACATCGGGTGACGCGAATTCAGAACCAACCGCACGGTAACCCGCAGACTTTGCGGCCATGTTTCCGGAGGACCGAGCGACGTTTTTGACCAGTCGTATGCGCGCGTGAGAGCGCCCATCGCGCCGCCGCCGGCCAGGAATTCACTGACTACCCCTCCATCCGCCATAGGCGCAACTTTCACTCAGACTGCTGGCTAGCAAGCCTATAGCCGGGGTTCCTCAAAGTACAATGTCCGAGATGGGTCAAAATGCGAAGTACTCTGTGCGAGTATGTCTTCCGCTTCGCCTCCAAATTCTGACATTGCTCGATGTGGTCGGCACTTCGCATTAGTGCCAAGAGGCGACGTTCGGAAATAAAGAGGCCCTCAATTAAGGCGGCCTTACTTCGGTTTCTCTGCGTTGATGTGCAGAACGTAGAGGGTGTTCTTGACCGGCTGTGACGGTTGCTTCCTGCCAAGCGGCATGCTTGTCCGGCAATTCCTCGCCCTCGTCGTCGAGTTCGTCGCGCTCACGGCAGACCTGGGAAAAAACCGGGGAATGGAAGGGTAAACAGCAAAGCTTGTCCACCTAAAAGCGGACTACTTCGGCGGTTGCAAGGCGGGCGAGTTAGCCCAATCCTCCAAGTGGGCTCCGGCGTCGGCCAGCCGTGCTTTTTTAAGTAGGGCATCGCGCTCCGGACCAGGGGGAAGCTGAGAGGCTTTTTCTCTAGCCTCCCGAGCGAAAGATGCCATGCGATCTTGAAGGGGTTCGGTCTGTTTGAAACGACGTCGCTGCATCGCGCTTCTCCGAAGTTGGTGGAGGCGGGAGCGCAATACTCTCAGTCGCCGAAAACTACCAAGGGCCGCGCGGCGATCACCTTGATATGGTGATCCTGGGCCATTTAAAACAGGCCCCACCGCGATATTAACCAGGCTCATGAGGAGCGGGGAACAGCGGCTCCTAGGGGCCCAATCTGTAAAGAGCTTGCCCCTGTCCATTCAGTACGCTGGCACTCTTAGCCCCACGTTTCTTCCATGCTGCAAACAGGCGGTGCGCTTCCTTGCGCGCGCCAAGGGGGCTGATTGCTGAAACCGTCGTCTCGTGGACGAGTCTTTCCAAGCCATCGCTTGTGGCCGCGTAGATTCATATAATGAACGTCACCGACCGCCCTCCGTTCAGAAACATGAAAGGGAACCTGCCCTGGTTCCACTCGGCCTTACTACGATTTGCTATCAAATCGCGCGACCCGGCGGTCGAGCTGCCAAAGCTCTAAATCACTGCCATCAATGAGGGTCAAATGCGAAATACTCTGTGCGAGCAGATGTTTTCCGCTTCGCCTCCAAATTCAGACATTGCTCGATGTGGTCGGCACTTCGCATTAGTGCCATCAATCGACCCAAAAGAGTTCGCCGCACTGACAATGGAATAGACGAACCAACCTGCCTTTGCGGCTATCAAGTATGGGTTGAGCGAGGCAAAAGGCGGCGCAGACCGGACAGCGGCGCTGCGTATCTTGCATCCGTGGGCCCGGTGACTGTTCTTTATTATCCATCACTTTGCCGCTCCTCCTCCCCAAGACAAACATACGGTGCGGCAGCCGGCTGTTCAAAATTGCTCACCTTTCAAACTAGCTCCAAAACCTTTCCTGAACCGGCAGATTGCCTACTCACGTCCGTTGACGGTCATGAGCCGTAATACCCGCGACGAGCAAATCTAGTCGGCACCGCCCCTGAAAGCGGACTTACACGCCGAGCCCGGCTATGCCCGATAAAGGTCCAGCCGACAAAGCAGCGGGTGGGCCGAACCAAATTCAAACTGGTCCGGCGGCTACATTTGGTAATCACAAACTATTACGGCCTGGAATCTTTCGAGGGGACAACCGAAGGGACAACCGAGGGACAACCGAGGGACAACCGTCGTCGGTTGTCCCCTGTGTCACACGCTTGTCCCTTCGGTTGTCCTTAACAAAAGGAGGCAGAAAGTTGAGTCGCGTCAGTAGAGTGCGTCGGTTGTCCCTTAAATATACAAATGTATATATAGATACCTCTATTTCTCTTCTCGCGCGGTAATTTGGTAGCTGAAATCTCTCTATAAGCACTTAGGGGACAACCGACCGTTTTTCGTGATCGCTCGAGTTCTCCACATGCGACTTTGAGCTTGCACCCGCCGGGCAAATCAGCATAGGCCCCGCGAGCGCACACGTACGGCCATCGGACACCGAAAGGGAGCCCGATGGAAACTCAGCTGATCGTCTCGCAATGGTTTTGTGCCGTCACTAATCCGAACTGCCAAGCTCGCGCCTCATTGGAGCTTCGTGCGGGCGGCTATGTCGCGTTCTATCCCAAGGCACGGCGTTGGGTGCATCACGCGCGGACAAAGATCGCGAAGGATAAGCCGCTTCTAGGCCGCTACATCTTCGTACAGATGCCGAAGGAACACGCCGGAATTGTGCGATGGGTGAACGGCATTGCGAGCTTGGTAGCCGTCGCTGGCGATCCTATCGCCATTCCCGACAGCGCCGTGCTCGACTTCCGCGCTCGCTACCTTTCCGGCGAATGGGATGAGACGAAGGGCAAGCTTCCGCTTGGCGCTCGCGTGGAAATCACGCAGGGCGCTTTCGAGAGCTATCTTGGCGTGCTCACGAGCCGGAGCCGGGGCAAGCATTCCGTGCGCGTGATCCGCGATCCCCAAGGCAACCGCGTGCGCAACACGGTCGCAGAACTCCACAGGCACGCAATCGCAGCCGCTTGACCGGGATTCGCAAATCTGATGGTTCTCTCGCTCGGCCGGTACAGCACCCGCCGGGCGGCTTGTGTCCTCTAGCGTGCATCTGAATAAGCTGGCGCGCTTGACTCTTTGATCTAAGTCAACCGTCGATTTTGGTCCTCCTCGGACCGTCGGCACATGAACGAGCCTGACAAACCGGGTCCGAACGAGCCAGCAAAGCCGAAGCCTTCCCGCTTGGAGGAGGCCCGGCGGGTTATCGAGGAGTATGCGGAGGACCTACGGGAAATTCTCCGAAAACTCCGCCAGCGCCTGCATTGAGCCACGAACCATCCCTCCAAAATTTGGAAGCCCATGAGAGCGATCAGCGATTATGTCGCGGAGCACTTCCGCGCGTTTGGGATTCCCGACGTCACGGAGCATGTGCTTGTTGGCGGACGTCAAACGATCCTGTTCGCGGATGGCACGCGGATTTTTGCGAGCCCGTTCGCATCGGACGCGGAGATCGTTGCTGTAACACGCGAGGCATTCAAGATGACCGAAGAGACGAAGCCGGACGCTCCGGCGCAGACCGCGGATAGACTGCCCGCTGTCGAGCTCACGGAGACCGTACAGAAGCCGAAGAGCGATGAGCCAAGGATGGGCGGCATCATGTCGAAGGGCTACCGCCCGGGCTCGCTGAAGGCGTTGCTCGATGGGCTGCACGCCGAAGGCCAGTCGCTGATGCAGGGCGTCGCCGAAGAGGCAGCCAAGGTGCAGAAGGCGTACGGTCATCTTCGGACCGCTCGGGACGATCTGCGGGCGCATCGCGAGGGCATCATGTCAGAGCTTGGGCAGTTTTCCAACTTCGCCGACGACGGCGAGTGATCAGGCGCAAGCGTTCACGCGGCGGATGACGCCAGCGAGACGGAACGATGGCAAGGCCTTCCAAATTTTCGAAAACGCTCGCAACCGCGATCTGTGATCGTATCGCCGAAGGCGAGAGCTTGCGGAGTGTGTGTCGGGACGAAGAGATGCCCGACAAGGCGACGGTTTTCCGCTGGCTCTACAAGCGAGAAGACTTTCGCGACCAATACACGCGCGCGACAGCCGCTCGCGCTGATGTGATGGCCGAAGAGATTATTGAAATCGCCGACACCCCGGTCATCGGCGAGCGCTCGGAAGAGGGGGTGAACGCGGACGGCGAATTTAGCAAGACCGTTCGCGAAGATGCGATCCAGCATCGCCGGCTGCAGGTTGACACGCGCAAATGGATCATGGCGCGCATGCAGCCGAAGAAGTATGGCGACAAGATCGAACAGACGCATCGCGGCGACGAAGATGCGCCCGTGCTCGTTGAGCTTGTTGACGGCTCGACGGAGAACGGCGCGCCGCAAGAGTTTGGTGACGATGACGACGGCGAAGCCGAAGCACAAGACACAGATAGCGCTTCCGCCTAAGCTCCGTCCGGTCTTTCTCGGCGAGGCCGACTATCGCGGCGCCTACGGCGGACGCGGATCGGCAAAGACGCGGAGCTTCGCGAAGATGGCCGCAGTGCGCGGCTATCAACTCGCGAAGGCGAAGAAAACCGGCGTCATCGTTTGCGGTCGTGAGTTTATGAACTCGCTTGCGGATAGCTCGCTATCCGAAGTGAAGGCGGCGATTGCTTCGGAGCCGTGGCTAGCGAAACATTACGACGTTGGTGAAACGTACATCCGCACGAAGGATGGACGGATAAACTTCGCCTTCATCGGCTTGCGGCGCAGCCTGGACAGCATCAAGTCGAAGTCGCGCATTCTGCTTTTGTGGGTTGATGAAGCGGAGCCGGTTAGCGAAACGGCGTGGTCGAAAGCGATCAACACGGTTCGCGAGGAAGGCGCGGAGATTTGGGTTACGTGGAACCCGGAGCGGAAGAAGAGCGCGACACACAAGCGCTTCCGTCTCAAGCCTCCGAAGCGTTCTAAGATTGTTCAACTCAACTGGCGCGACAATCCTTGGTTTCCGAGGGCGCTGAATCGCAAGCGGCTTGAGGACAAAGAGAACCGGGCCGACACCTATGAGCACGTTTGGGAAGGTGACTTCGTGACCGTGAACGAAGGCGCGTACTACGCCGCGTTGCTCGCGGACGCGAAGCGCAAAAACCGCATCACGCTCGTTCAACATGATCCGATGTTCGCAACGCGAGCGTTCTTCGACATCGGCGGCACGGGCGCGCGCGCCGACGCGGTGACTATCTGGATTGCACAGTGGATTGGCCTCACGATCCGCGTGCTCAACTACTATGAGGCAGTCGGCCAGCCGCTCTCTACGCATGTCGAATGGATGCGTGACAACGGCTACGGCAACGCGGAAATCTATCTCCCGCACGATGGCGTGCAAGGCGATAAGGTCTACGCGACGACATACGAGGGATATCTGCGCACGGCCGGCTTCTCCGTCACCGTGGTTCCGAACCAAGGTGCAGGCGCTGCGAAGCAACGTATTGAGGCAGGGCGAAAGCTCCTGCCTCGCTGTTACTTCAACGAGGCGACGACAGAAGCCGGCCGTGAGGCGTTGGGCTGGTATCACGAGAAGCGGTCGGAAGATGATCGCAACATCGGCCTTGGCCCAAATCACGATTGGTCATCACACGGCGCCGACAGCTATGGCCTGATGTGCGTTGTGTACGAAGAGCCGACAGAGAATAAGCCGCGCGAGCGCAAGCGGCCGGCCGGTGGCGCATGGGGTTAAGTTAATGGACGATTGCAAACCAACTGTAGGGGCGGGCGGCTATGTCGTCGGCGCCGCGATCATTTGGATGGTGATTGGGGCGTTTGCGCTCGGATGGTTCGCGCATGGATGGCTATCGTGACGCATCGCACGTTCGTCTTTGACTACGGCACTGTGCACGCCTTCGATACGGCGTACGCGGCGCGTCGCTTCATCCGCAACAACCGCGATCCCGATTTGATGGTGCTCGCGCGAGAGAAGCTTTTCTTCAAGCGTCAAGACAGAATGGAATTGCACATCGTCATCACGGCGACGCGCTGCGAAGAGAACGCAACGTATCTCGACGCCGCGCGTCAGATCGCTCGGCACATCGAACAGGAAATTGAGATCGCCGCCGACATGGCGAGCGAAGGGGCAACCGCGAATGGCTGACGCCTACAAGACTTCCGACGCCGACAAGAACAGCACGAAAGAGCCGCAGTCGGATTGGCCCGAAATTCACAGCGAGGCGCTTCACGAGTATGAGCGCGCCTGGGAAAAGGAACAGCACAACATTGAAGAGGCGTACGAGGATTTGCGCTTCCGTCGCGGCAAGCTCGCGGATCAATGGACGCCGGAAGCTCTCGCGATGCGCACGGGCCGGCCGTGTCACGTCGTCAACTTGCTTCCCCAGTTCATCCGGCAAGTCACTGGCGACATGCGGCAGAGCCGGCCGGGCATCAAGGTTGTTCCGGTTGACGACAAGGCCGACATTGACGTTGCCGACACGCGCGGCGGTTTGATCCGCTACATTGAGAACCGCAGCCACGCAAAGCACATCTACACGGCTGCCGGCGATCAGCAAGTTACCGCCGGCATCAGTCATTGGCAGGTTGTGACCGAATACGCCGCCGGCACGACGCTCAATCAGGAGATCCGCATCGAGGGTATCCCGGACGGCATCGCCGTGTTGTGGGACGCTGATGCGGTTCGCCCGGATCGCTCCGACGCCAATCATTGCTTTGTGCCGCACGATCAATCGACGGCGATGTTCAAACGCGAGCATCCGGACAACGTAGCGAGTGGCTTCGACGTGTCGCTGTGCGGCACTGGCACGTCATCGGCCTTCGACAGTTGGGCAACAGATGACTTCATTCGCACCGTCGTCTATTGGAAGAAGAAGCCCTTCACTCGCACGCTCGCGCTGATGCCGAACGGATCGATTGACGATCTGTCGGATGTGATGGCCAGCATTCCGCGCAATCAGTTGGCTGAGGCCTTTGATTGGTATCGCCGGAATGCGGGTGCGCGCGTCGAAGAGCGCGAGAGCTACCGCATTTGCCGTTATCTTCTGACGATGGCCGAAGTGCTTGAAGAGCGCGATTGGAAGGGGATGCACATCCCTGTCGTTCCGTTGCTCGGCGAGGAAGTGCGCATCGGGCGCGAAGTTTATCGACACGGCATCGTGCGCTACGCTCGCGATCTTCAGCGCATGAACAACTACTATGCGAGCGCGGAAGCCGAAATCATCGGCCTTCAGCCCAAGGCGCCGTTCGTCGGCACAAAAAAGATGTTCCAGGCCTACTATGATCAGTGGGAGAATGCGAATGTCGAAAACCTGCCGTTCCTCGAATTCGATCCCGATCCGCAAGCGCCCGGAATGAAGCCGGAGCGGCAGCCGCCGCCGGTCGCATCAAGCGCGATCCAGCAAGCTCGCGTGAACACGCAAGCCGACATGAAAGCGGCCATCGGCATCTACGATGCCGGGCTGGGTGCGAAGTCAAACGAGACGAGCGGCGTTGCGATCCGCAATCGGCAGCAAGAGGGCGACACGGGAACGTTTGTGTACCTCGACAACTTCTCGCTCTCTGTGCAGCGCACGGGTGAGATTTGCGACGACCTCATTCCGCACGTCTACGACACGCAACGGCAGTTGATGATCATCGGCGACGACAACAAAGCCGCGATGGTGACGGTCAATCGTCCGTACATGGAAGGCGGCGCAAACAAGGTTGAAAACGATCTCAGCATCGGCGCCTATCACGTCATGGTCAAGGAAGGGCCAAGCTACACGACGCGGCGCGAGGAAGCCCGCGACGGGATGCAAGAGTTTATCCGCGCCGTGCCGGCCGCTGCTCCGCTCATTGGCGATCTGTTCGCCGAAGCGCAGGATTGGCCGCACGCGCAAGAGATCGGCGAGCGGCTTCAGGAAATGTTGCCGGCGCCGATCAAGGCAAAGCTTGAAGCGGAGAAGCAAGAGCGCGAGCAAGCGGCCGGCAAGCCGCCACCGCCGCCGTCGCCGCAGCAACAGCAACAGATGGCCGCCGAAAAGCAAAAGCAACAGATGGCGGAGCAAGCCGCCGCGCTCGAAATGGCGGAGAAGGAAGCGCGCACTGCGGAGATGAAGGCCAAGGCACGCAGGCCGAAGCCGAAGCGGATCGCGCCGAAATGGAAGCGCAAATCCTGAAGCAACGCCTCGCGTCGGCCCACATGGGCGAGCTTCGCGAGATCGAAGCGCACGGCCATGCGATTGAAGATACCGTGCAAGGTCGCCAGCACACGCAAGATCGCCACGCCGCAGACATGGTGACGCAAGGACTCGCCGCGTATCGCGCATCCCAGCCCGGCGCAGATCAGGTGCAGTAAGAGTTTCGCGAAGGCCGGCGCATTCGGTGCCAGCTTTGAGCGATTAGCCAACCCGCCTTCACGGCGGGTTTTTTCTTGGAAGTGACTATGACCACTCAGAACGACACGCCGGCCAACGCTGGCGGAAATGCTGATGCGGGCAACAACTCGCCGGCTCCCGATGGTTTTACCGATTGGGAT